GAGCGTTACGGACAATATAATGTAATGGATCAAGATAGTGAGGTAAATGCCGCACTTGATATCCTAGCTGAATTTTGTTCGCAACAAAATCCTATTAACAAAACAAGTTTTAGTATAGACTTTAAAAAGATGGCTACTAATTCTGAAGTAAAAGTTTTAGAGCAATACTTACAGCAATGGACTAAATTAAATGACTTTGGTACACGCATGTTCAAAATTGTGCGTAACGTTTTTAAGTTTGGTGACAGTTTCTTTATAAGAGATCCAGAAACAAAAAAATGGCATCATGTTGATCCTGCAAAAGTTTCAAGTATTATTGTTAATGAATCTGAAGGTAAAAAGCCAGAACAATATATTGTAAAAGATATTAATTTAAATTTTGTAGACAGTGTTGCAACAACACCTTATACTACAAACGGTAATGCAACAGGCGGTGGCGATGGCTACTTAACTGGCGGTGTTCGTGGTATGGTTGGGAATACACAAACGTCTGGTTCAAGCTCAGGACGTTTTGGACATGATAAAACTAAAGAACATGCTATTAGTGCAGAACACATGGTACATTTAAGTTTAAGTGAAGGCTTAGACAACAATGCACCTTTTGGTAATTCACTATTAGAAGGTATATTTAAAGTATACAAGCAAAAAGAATTACTTGAAGACGCTATTATTATTTACAGAACACAAAGAGCTCCAGAGCGTAGAGTATTTTATGTTGATGTTGGTAACATGCCAAGTCACTTAGCTATGCAATTTGTTGAGCGAGTAAAAACAGAAATACACCAAAGACGTATTCCTAGTAAAACAGGTGGTGGCACAAGTGTTATTGATAGTGCTTACAATCCATTATCAACTAACGAAGATTATTTCTTTCCGCAAACAGCAGAGGGACGTGGATCTAAAGTTGAAACACTACCTGGTGGTACTAACTTAGGTGAGATTGATGACTTGAAATACTTTACAAACAAACTAGTAAGAGGTTTACGTATTCCAAGTTCATACTTGCCAGCCGCGGCACAAGACGAAGGTCAAAGTTCATTTAATGACGGCAGAGTAGGTACTGCATATATACAAGAACTACGCTTTAATAAGTATTGCGAACGTTTACAAAATTTAGTTGCTGAAATATTCAACCAAGAGTTTAAAAGATATCTAATAGAAAAAGGTATTAATGTTGATATTGCAATGTTTGATTTATTATTTCAACCACCACAAAACTTTGCAAGTTATAGACAAAGTGAATTAGATAATCAACGTATTGGTACTTTTGCACAGATACAAGCTATTCCATTTATCAGTAATAGATATGCAATGAAACGTTTCTTAGGAATGAGTGATTCAGAAGTAGCAGAAAACGAACGCTATTGGAGAGAAGAAAACGACGAAACTTTAGGCCAACCACCAACAGATGCTAGTGCAGAAATGCGTGGTGCTGGAATAAGTGGAGCAGGCATTGAAGCTGACTTAGGTGCAGAAGCAGATGTAGCACCAGAAGGTGAAGAAGGATTTGCAACAGGAGAAACTGAAGGAGTAGATTCTGTAACTACATCAGATCCTGCAGGAGCATCATCAACAGGTGGAGAGACGCCGGAGGCATAAATACTAACATGATACTTAGAGAATTATTTTATTTTGACAAAGAAACTATTGATCCTATTGAGGACAAGCGTTATGATGCAACAGATGACAAAAGCATTGTAAATCGTGATGATACCCGTAAGACAAGATTAACATTACGTCAAATAAACAAAGCTCGCAAGGCATCTGAATTACATCAAGAAGAAAAAGTAAAAGAACTAGATTTCGTACGTCAAATGTACGGTATTCAAGCACAACCTCAAGTATAGGATTTTTCTAAATGACTGTAGCTTTTGTTATAGGTAATGGCACGAGTCGTAAAGACATAGACTTATATCCCCTTAAAAATTACGGAAAGATTTATGCATGTAATGCAATGTTCAGACACTTCGAACCTGACTACTTAGTTGCTGTCGATGTAAAGATGATTCTTGAAATAAATCAACAAAAATGGCAAATGGAACATGAAGTCTGGACAAATCCAAATAAGCAGTATAATGGCATGCAAGGATTTAGATATTTTCAGCCTAGTAAAGGCTGGAGTAGTGGTCCTACAGCATTATGGCTAGCAAGTACACATGCACATGACACAATTTATATACTAGGATTCGATTTTCAAGGCGAAATAGACCAACATGGGAATAGATCTAAGGTAAATAACTTGTACGCAGGTACGCACAATTATAAGAAACAAGGTGATCCTGCAACATATTTTGGTAATTGGGAGAGACAAACAGCTTCAACGTGCGATGCTCATCAAGGTAAACGCTTTATAAGAATAGTAGCAGACAATGATGACTTTGTACCTAAACAGTTAAAGAAATGTACGAATTTATCTCACATAACAGTCAGTGAGTTTAAAAGATATTATGATTTTTAGACGGTTTGTGACAAAACGAGCTCGTTTTGACGCCGTTATCCGTGTATTTTTAAATCATAGTGTAAATAATACTAGACAGCCTTACAACTTAATTAAAACTATAGGAGAAAACAATGGCAGACAATAAATTAGAGCAAATGCTCGAAAAACTTGTCAATAACGATCGTGCTGGCGCAGATGAACTGTTCCACGAATTTGTAATTGAGAAGTCACGTGGTATCTATGAAAAGATGCTAGAAAATGATTTAGAAGATCTTGAAGTCGACGAAGCAAAAGACGAAGAAGTAGATGAAGCGTCAAAAGACGAAGAAGTAGATGAAGCTACAGATGAAGAAGTAGATGAGTCTTCAGACGACGAAGAGACTAACGAAGCAACAGACGAAGAAGTTGACGAAGCCTCTGATGAAGAAGTAGATGAAGCATCAGACGAAGAAGTTGACGAAAATTTCGGAGAAATTACACCAGAAGCTGACCCAATGGGTGGCGACGCGGCTGACGATATGATGGCAGACATCAAAGCAGACAGCGACGAAGGTGATATGGACGACATGGGCGGTGACGATGAAGAAGAAATCGAAGACCGTGTAGTTGATCTAGAAGATGCTCTTGATGACCTAAAAGCTGAATTTGAAAAAATGATGGCTGGCGACAAAGGTGACGATGAAGGCGACGAAGATGCCGCTGACATGGACATGGATGACGAAGGTGATGAAGACAAGGAAGAGGCATTTGATGTCGCTCCCGAACTTAGCGTAGAAGACGAAGCACCAGCTTTCGAAGGCACTAAAACTGCTGGAGAGCAAATGAGAGAGTACGTAGAGAAAGTAACACCTAAAATGGGCGATACTGGAACAGACGGCACTAAATCACCAGTTGCTGGTAAAAATGACATGGGTGGAACAGCAGGTAACATTGCTGGCGGATCAGCTGAAGAAAAAGGCGGAAAAGCAAGTGCACCTAAAGAAGACAACGCAGGGAACGTAAACGTACCAGGCGCAAAAGCTTCTAAGTCAATGAGTGCAAACGCTAAAGGCCATGGCGCAGAGAAAAAAGGCGCAGGCGAATCTGGAACAAATAGTAAAAGTACTATTGGTTCTTAATTGAGATTAAGGAATAACAGATGTTAAACTTAACTGAAACACTATCATTCGACCAAGCAAAGATGGTCGTCGAGACTACTGAAAACGAATCAGGTTCAAAAGACCTGTATTTAAAAGGTATCTGCATACAAGGTGGTGTTAGAAACGCTAACCAACGTGTATATCCTGTAACTGAGATTGGTAGAGCTGTCAACACGCTCAACGATCAGATTAAAGGTGGATATAGTGTACTAGGTGAAGTTGATCATCCTGAAGGACTTAATATTAATTTAGACCGTGTAAGCCATATGATCACAGAAATGTGGATGGATGGACCAAACGGTTACGGAAAACTTAAAGTAATTCCAACCCCGATGGGACAACTGGTTTCAACAATGATTAATAACGGCGTTAAAATTGGTGTCTCATCTAGGGGTTCTGGAAATGTTAAAGAAGATGGAAGCGGCGAGGTCAGCGAATTTGAAATTATTACTGTTGATGCCGTTGCTCAACCAAGTGCTCCAGGGGCGTATCCAACGCCTAT